CATGTCAGCTTTGTTGGCAACATCGGCACGAGCCAAGTCACCAATATCTAACACCATCTCATCATACTTTTGCAATCTGAACGTGTGTTCAAATGCCATCTCAATGATCATACACACAGAGAGTAAACCTGTGGTGCGCCATCCGTACAAGAGTTGTTCAAGATTGTTATAAGTAACACCGACATTCTCACCTAACATAATAGGAGGAATACCAAATGCTTTTGCAATGTCTTTTGTGGTAAAGCTCAAGAGCTGTACAACTTGACTTTCATTCGCAGAAACTGACACAGGTTGGAAACGTAATCCATTCGAAAGAATAGGAGTTTCACCTTGCTTCATCTTCTGTGACATTTCATTCCAACGGTCTCGTAGGCGATTAGCCTGTTCAGCAGTTAGAGAAGCATCCGTTGTAAGTACACCAGAAGGTTGACCCTTGTTGGTGTGGAATGCCTCTTGACCAGCACGTAGGATTGAACCCAAGCCAATAGAGTTGGCATATGCGTGCAACGGTGGAAGAGCACGTAAAGGATTGCGAGGATCTACTTCAAAGCGACCGTGAACAACATATCGCTGAGGAATGTACATCGCACCCTTGTCGTCAGTCCAATCTCTCCAAGCTTCTCCAAGATGCTTAGTAGCTTCGTTGAAGTTTATTTGGTAGAAGATCGTACCGTCTTCAGCTGCAACCATTTGAAAATCATTGAGAGGATGTAAAGTTTTACCTTCATTTCCATCTTCTACATAACATGCAAACTCACCTTTGGTAAGTAAACCATCAATGATGACTCCAACCATCTCAGCCCATGACATATAAATGTTAGGTCTAAAGATAATCTTAGCGAGATCTGTATCATCGAAAGTTTCGAGCCAAGCACCTTCCCTGTTCTGTTGAACGTGATATGCTGGGACAGCCATCAGTGCTCTCTTATAGAGACTGATTGCAGCAGCGACATCAGGATTGTATGCTTTGCTCACACCAGGTGTGTAACCTTGTTGGAACCAACCAGGAGTAAATGTACTTGGGAAGTAACCTTCACGAGTATCCCACCCACCACCTGCTGATAATTCCTTTTCTTTGTCGGAAGCGACGAATGTCTTGATTCTATTGAGTAGTCCCATAGGGATTCCTCCTTCCGATTATAGTTATACTGTTGGTGCTGGCTCTTCAGGTGTTGGCTCTGGAGTTGGCTCTGGAGTTGGCTCTACAACAGCAGCAGGAGCAACTACAGTAATTGAAGTAGTGGCATTCTTGTTACCGTCGGCTGGAACAAATGTTACAGTGTAGGTGCCAGCAGCAGCGAATGTGTGACCCATCTGACCATCAGCAGCATTGGCTACTGGTTTGCCATCGCCAAAGTTGTATGTACCAGCTTTGCCTGTCGGTGTAGCGTCGAAATGATATTTCATCTGATCTACTTCATCAACACGAGATGCGATAGTGTAGGTGATGGTCGTTGGTGATGTAAAGCCACCGTCTACACCAGCAGGTGTGCGAACACCAACCGTTGCCACTGAGAAATCTGCAGAGCTCGGAGCTGTTACAGGTGCTGCTGTGTTGTCTGGTGTAGGTGCTATTGCGAAATTGGTGCCTACCAGATCTAGACCATTCTTAGCTGCGACAAAAGTTTTAGCTTGGGTGGCACTTAGACCAATAATATTACCTGCATGCCATACGTTACCTTTTTTATCGGTAACTGGCTTTAGTGTTAAAATTGCTTTCATTTATTCTTCTCCTTGATTGGAATTGGTTTCTTCATCTTCGTCTGCGTAAACTCCGCATCCAGATGAGACGATAGCGAGAGCTAAAGCTGGTGGAACAGTATAGAACTCATCAGCTAGAAACTTTTGATTTTGTAATGTAACGGACTTGCCGAGATAAACTTCACGCATGTTGTGGAACAGCTCCCCAAACATCGCTCCAAGAACCTGACAAGGCTCCTTTAGCATAGTCTGTAACTCGACCTTCAAAGAAGTTTCCGTGTACAGGTGCGTTGATCATCTCTTCTACCCATGGTAATGGATTCTTCTTGCGTTTGAAGATGCCCTTCAGTCCTAGAGAAATCAAGCGTCTGTCCGCAATGTAGCGAATATATTCTTTGACTTCTGCGGCTTTGAGATTCCTCTTGTCCATACCGTTGAATGATAAATCAATAAACTTATCCTCTAGTTCTACCATCTTCTCAGCGATAGAATAGATTTTAGATTTCAGCTCATCGTTCCAAATCTCAGGATTTTCTTTAATGTATTCTTTGAATAGTTTCATCATGTTCTCAGTGTGCATTGTCTCATCGACAATAGACCAAGTAATGATCTGTCCCATTCCCTTCATGAGTCCGTTGCGTGGAAAATTCAGCAACATGATAAATGAAGAGAACAACTGCATACCCTCAGTGAAAGCTGAGAATACAGCAATGTGCTCTGCATGTGATGCGACAGTACCATTCTTAGAGGAAATCTCGAGAACGTAATCGTGCTTGTCCTTCATCTCCTGATACTCTAGGAATTGATTGTAGGTGCTCTCAGGTAATCCGAGAGTTTCAATCAAATGAGAGTATGCGGCAATGTGTAGTGCTTCCCTAGCAGAGAACCCGAGCAACATCATTCGGACTTCTGGTTGTGGGAAGTATGGAAGATAATTCTTCACATATGCACCAGCGACATCAATGTCACCCTGTGTGAAGAACCTGAAGATGTTCGTGAGGAACTGCTTCTCTTCTTTACTTAGTTTCTTCTTCCAGTCTTGCACGTCTTCTGCCATAGGGACTTCAGAGTGAAGCCAATGAGCTTGTTCGTGTTTCAACCAAGCGTCATAAGCCCATGGGAATGAGAAAGGTTTAAAATATTGTCGCTCATCGGTTAATTTGAGATGGGGTTGTTTCATGTTATCCTTCACAAGCTAGACATGTGTTTTCGTTATTAGTTAATTCAGAAAGATCGATCTCTTTGATGATCTCTCGTTCAATACGTTTGGCTACTTTATCTGCCTTTGCAATCTTATCAGAACGACAGTAGTACATGGTCTTCAATCCTGCTTTCCATGCTTGGAAGTGGACTGCGTGAATGTACTTTATGTGGGAGTCTGGTCTGAAGAACACATTGAGAGACTGGGCTTGGTCGATCCATTGTTGACGATCTGCAGCATGCTGAACCACCCAACGTTGGTCAATCTCCATTGATGTTTTATACACATCGCGGTCCCACTCTGACATCCAATCAAGATGCTGCACAGAACCATCATTAGCAATAATACTCGACCATACTTCATCGGTCCAACCTTCCTTGTGATTCTTCGACTCTTCATCTATGACTTTTGATAGCCAACGATTACGAGTGAAGTGTGAACCAGAGAGGGTGTCTTGCCGATATGCGTTAGCACGGTAGGGTTCGATTGATGGGGACGTATTGCCCATTAGAATCGAAGATGATGCGTTAGGTGCAATAGCCATGAGATGACTGAAGCGTTGCCCTGTGCCTTTAGCATCTGGAGCTTCGCCACGTTCTTTGCCAAGTTCTAAGTTGGCTTTATCTAAATTTGTTCTAATGTGTTCAAATATTTTCTTGTTGCGACCAATGGCTAATGGTGATTCCCAAGGAATGTTATTCTTCTGTAGGAAGGCATGCCAACCTAAAGCACCAATACCGATAGAACGCTCGCGCATTGCAGAGAACTTAGCACGCTTGATAGTATCAGGAGCATTCTTGATGAAGTACTCTAGAACGTTATCTAGCATCTCTGCCACATCTCGTAGGAACAGTGGATCGTTCTTCCAAGAATCAAAGTATTCTAAGTTCAAAGAGGACAAGCAGCAAACTGCTGTGCGTTGTTCATTTGTTGGTAGAATGATCTCTGAGCATAGATTAGACTGATGAACTTTTAGTCCCAAATCCTTCAAGTGTTGAGGGAGTTTGCGATTAGATTCGTCAATGAAGTGAATGTATGGTTCGCCTGTGGTCATACGCAACTCTAACAATTTCTGCCAGAGTTCTTTAGCGGACACTGTGTCCATCACAGCTTTAGTGTGAGGGTCGACAAGGTTCCAAGAATCATCAAAGTTTCTGTCTAACATAGACTTCTCAATGATCTCCATGAATGCGTCTGGAATATTCACACCGTGGTGTAGATTCAAGGCACGAAGATTCTGATCTCCAGTAGGCTTGCGCATCTCTAGGAAGTTCAGAATATCTGGATGATCAATAGACAAGTATGCGGCATAAGAGCCTCTACGAGTACGACCTTGACGATACGCTAGTGAGGATGCGTCATAAGTTTTCAGGTGTGACATGACTCCTGTGGATTTCTCACCAGAGGATCTAATACCGAAGCCAATACCCACACCACCTCCGAGCATGCTGAGCCAGTTCGTCTCAGACAAATTCTCTACCAATCCCTCAGCAGTGTCCTCAATGTAATTGAGAAAGCAGGAGATGGGCATGCCATTCTTGCTGCGACCGAAGGATAAAATAGGAGTGGAATAGGATAGCCAATGTTTACTACTATATTCATATAAACGCTGTGCGTGCTCTGGGTTACTACTGAAAGTCTTGGACACGAACGCGAACCTCTCTTGAGGACTTTTCTCTTGTTCTGTCATGTAACTTTCTCTGAGACGAATCTTACCTAGCTCGTCAAACAAGCTGTCTCTAGAATAATCTACGAGGATATCGTGGACTGTGGGGGTCATCCTTACTCCTATATTAAATGTGATGCGGTTTGCTAATTAAAATACTCTAAGGCACTCGTTAGAATGCCCTAGATAGATTAACTAACTATAAAGTCAGTGAAATCAATTTGCGATTAAACGCCAGCTAAGCCATCAACCAACTGAACTGATCCACCACGGATGTCAGACCAACCAGTGTTGGTGATCATACGGATAGCTAACATGTCCTGTTGGAACATCGAAGCGTTCAATGCTGGGCCAGTTGCAGGAGCGTCGTCCATCTGGAGCGAAGCTGTGTCGCTTACAGCGAAGCTTGGTGAACCCAAACCGAAGTAAACTTCAGCAGCGTCAACCAACATGATGCTGTCAGCAGGAGCAGAGTTCGATACCAATACGTCCATACCCATAAAGCGACCAGAAGCCAACTCAGATTGGAATACGAAAGAACCAGTAGCAGACATGGTCATGCTCAAGCCGAGGTGAACAGCAGGAGTCATGATAGCAACAGGCTTGCTGGTGCGGTTCTGAGCAGACATTGCGTTCAATGCTTGCTTCAAAGCAGCAATAACTTCAGCTGTTGAAGGACCAGTTGCAGTGATAGCTGTTACGCCATTTAACAAACCAGCAGGCGACAATGGAGTCGCAGCAGCGTCAGAGAATGCAACAGAGTCTAACAGAGCAGCAGTATCACGGATGATAGCGTCGCGCAGGATTGGCTCGATAGC